TTTGAACTCAAACGTGCCATGCGTTTGTTTGATCCTTGCCGAAATTTAACTACAAATAAGTAAGGACACACATGAGCACCACATTCAAAATTAAACTGCTAAACCCCCGCAGTTCTGACACCAACATCTTGGGCATGGAGCCGACCTGGCAGGTCCAACCCACAGAGTATCGCACCAGCCGACTGAGCAAAGCATTCTCCTGGTACAATTACTTTTACGGCAAGAAAGACGCCCGGGACATGATTGTAAACTACCTGGAAGCCCATGACCGACGGGCAGATGTGCGCCTGCTCAAGGGCATTCCAGATTCAGCAATTCGACTGACCACAGGTTGGTTGTGCCGCATGAGCATGGTAGGCTTGGAACTGCATGACGCAGAACAACTCAAATTGCAAAACCAATTGCGAGAAATACTAGACAGCAAGCAAAACGAAGTGACAGAAGTGACAGAAGTTACAGAAGAGCCTGCTGTGGCCAAACCCAACATCCAGGACCGCCTGCGCGAAAAAGCGTCAGAGTGCAACGGTAAACTGGATGGCATGTTTGACGAGTTCATGTTGAGTGGCGCCAAAATGACAGCGGACTTCAAGCCGGTTGCAATCATGCGCGGGCTCAATGTAGCACCGCAAATGATCAGTCAAATTTTGGACAACTGGAAACGCAAACTCACAGAGTTTGAAGCAGTGGTCGACGGCAAGGATGCACAACTGGTGGAAGCATACAGCCATCTTTCCAAAATACAACTTCGCAATATTGTGAAGTTTTGCGAAGCAGTGGTCAACGACTGTGGTGCTTATGTGCAAATCAAGAAAGTGGAACGCAAGCCACGCAAGGTCAAGGCAGTGCCACCAGAAAAACGTGCGGCCAAGTTCAAGATGCAGGCAGAGTTTGCAGAACTCAAGCTCAAGAGCCAACCGGCCGCAAGCCTTGTGGACAAAACAGAAGCCTGGTTGTATGACAGCAAAAAGCGCAAACTCATCCACCTTGTGGCAGACAGTCATACACAGGCATTCACTGTAAAGAACAACTCAATCATTGGGTTCTCAACTGTGGAAACCATGCAAAAGACTCTGCGCAAGCCAGCAGAACAGCTGAAAGGCATTGTGGGTGCAGGTAAGCCGGCAGCTCGCAAAGCATTCAAGGATATCAAAGCCACAGAAACTGCATGGAATGCCCGTGGCACAGAGAACTTGATCATACTTAAGAGTTGGTAAATATAGGGACACGGAGTCCCTATGGCAGAACAGCAAGACACACTATCTCAGCTCAAGCAAAATCTCATTGAGTATGTACAGCTTCAGCTGGGCAGCCAAATCATTGATTTGGAACTAGATCCAGCACACTACGAAGCCGCATATATCAAAACAATTGGCACTTACCGCCAACGAGCACAAAATGCCTACGAGGAAAGTTACAGTTTTTTTACCTTGGTCAAGGATGAAAACATCTACACCTTGCCTCAAGAAGTTATAAGTGTGCGACAGTGTTTCCGTAGAACTTTTGGTGACAGTACAGGACCCTTTGCATCAAACTTTGATCCGTTTGCACAAGCATCATTAAATGTTTACTTGATGAACTTCAACGTGGCCGGTGGTCTTGCCACGTACGACTTCTACTCACAGTATGTTGAATTAGCAGGACGAATGTTTGGCGCCTATTTCAACTACACATTTAATCCTGTAACCAAGAAGTTGCAGTTGATTCGTGATCCCAAAAATACTGGTGAAGCTGTGTTGATTTGGACCTACAACTTGAAACCAGAAATTAACCTGCTTAGTGACTTTCAAATCCAACAATGGATCCGTGACTACATGGTTGCCAACTGCAAGATGATCATTGGTGAAGCACGTGAAAAGTTTGGCACCATTGCTGGACCACAAGGTGGCGGCACTCTCAACGGCGCTGCCATGAAAGCCGAAGCGCAGACCCAAATGGACGGGTTGCTTGAGCAACTCAAAATGTATGTGGATGGATCACAGCCCTTGACTTGGGTTATTGGTTGATGAATTTTTATCATCGTGACGTAGATTGGGTATTTTCTCCAGACTTTGATTTAGAAATTTGCGTCGACAGAACCATACGTGCCTGCCGAGGACATGATGCTAAATTGATGATTGCTATGCTGTTCTGGGAACCACATCAGGTCACTCCAGAAGTTGAGTATAAGATGCACTATCTAGTGACTCAATTAAAGCTGGCAGGAATAGACACAATTGGATTGATGCATCACAGCTATGGCGATTTTGCTACGGTTCCGTTTCTAGAACTTGTCAAAGTAGATTGGTGTTTGTGGAAAACATGGAATCTTATTAAGATTAATAAAATTAGTGGACAAAATCAGCACTGGAACAATCAAGCTGACAAATTTTTGTTTCTCACTGGCAAACCCTACAGACGCAATAGAGCAAGATTGTTATGGAAGTTATGTGATGCTGGACTAGAAGATCGAATGGTCTGGAGTTTGTTTTGTCATGACACTGATTTTGATCACACCTGTGCAGACTTTCCAGAGCTGTCGCGAGAACAATTGAGAATTTGGATTGATCAGCATTTGCACAATCCTGACAACATTGAACTGGTAATCAGAAATACTCCAACCATGCGAGCACACTATCAGGGATTTCCGTATGATCCTAGGTTATTTGCAAACACTTTGTTTCGAGTGGTGTCTGAAACAAGTTTTAGAGATTCAGGCGAAGTGTCTTTGGGATTTAGACACTATCCTACAGAAAAATTTTATGTCACTGCATTCAATAGTCAACCGTGGATCCTGGCCGCTGATCCAGGACTACTAGAGCATTTGGAAAATGAAGGCTATGATGGATTCCGTTGGGCGCTGAGTGAGCAGTATGATAATTTGCTACCAATGAATGACAGGATAGACTCTATTGTGAGATGCACAAAGTCTTGGACGGAGTCCGGCATACCAGATCATGATCGAATAAGAAAAGGGGTAGAACACAATACCCGACACGTAGAAAGTTTAGCGCTCAAACAACGAGATAAGTTAGAAGCCATAAACCAAAAATACCAACTGGGATTTACTGATCTAACTGATCTTTTTCCCATACTTGATCGTGATCCTTATGTGGAAAAATATCACGGGTTTCTTGCAGAATACATGTAGACAAGTTTAGAAATTTAGTCTATAATGTTGTTATGGATGCCAGCCAGTCCTTGACCTGGGTGATTGGTTAACAATGTTTGTGCCAGCGTATAAAGTTTGTTAGGCTGGTAGATTTTTGACAGCAGATACAAGAAATATAAGTTAACATTACTTTTCGACCTTTTAATGTCTGACTACGTTTACTATTAGATTCAGAAGTTTGCTTCTTTCCAGAATTAAATTTCCGCAGTTTATTTTTTGACTCTTCGGTCCATACACGTTCTTGGTTAGATTTAATACAAGCCAATTTTCTTTTTTCCGAAGGAACAAGATTAACTGTGCCATCACCACCGTCGGTCATGTTTCGTAATATGCCTGTTCCTAAATCCTTACGACCGTACCATCTGATTAATTGTCGTTCAATTGCAAGAGCACCAACGTTGGTAAGATTTGATTCTACTATTATAATTCTATTAATATCAGTGGGGACTTTGACATTATGTTGTTTGGCCCTGGCCCTACTTCCTGTGCCTTTTCCGATATAATATGGAGTTAGGTCTGATTTACGCAGATATGCGTAAACATAAAATTTAAGTGGATAAGTATTCATGCTGATTGCTCCTTGTAGCATTAGAGCTGGTGGATGTTGACGCATCGCGACCGGCACTTTTTATTTACCATAACAGTTGATATTTTTTACAAGTTAATGTATAATGTTAATATGAGTTCACTAATGATCGACATCGAAACCATTGGGGTAGCACCTGCTGCCACTATCTTAACTATAGCCGCCCAATCATTTGATCCTCTGGGTTCTGGGTATTATAAACAATATTACTACGCTAGGGTTTCATTGGAAAGTCAAGAAAATCGAACCATTGATGACAGTACTTTAAATTGGTGGGCAACCCAACCAGCACATGCTAGAGAAGAAGCATTTGCTGAGAATGATCGCATTCCATTAGATCAGGCCCTAGATGAATTAGGCAAACTGATCTGGACTAGTAAATTTTTGTACTGTCAAGGACCCACATTTGATTGTACTATTTTAGAACATGCCTACAAAAGCTACAACAAACCCTTGCCCTGGCAGTACTATATGGTGCGGGATAGTCGCACAGTGTTTTCGTTGTGGCCCGAACAACCCATGCCGCCTACCACACACCATGCGCTAGAAGACTGCCGCAGACAAATTGGCATGCTACAAAATACACTTAAATACCTCAACGTTCGGGAGTTAAAATGATCATTGGCATCTGCGGATTCATTGGGTCTGGCAAAGACACTATAGCTGACTACCTGGTAAATTTACATCACTTTCGCAGGGAAAGTTTTGCAAGCACCTTAAAAGACGCTGTGGCACAAGTGTTTGGTTGGGATAGAACCATGCTAGAAGGGCGCACAAAACAAGCCCGTGAATGGCGTGAGCGTGTGGATCCATGGTGGGCAGAACGCCTGGGCATGCCCACACTAACACCACGTTGGATCTTGCAGTACTGGGGTACAGAAGTGTGCAGAGCAGGATTCCACGATGACATCTGGATTGCCAGTTTGGAAAACAAACTGCGCCACAGCCAAGATGATGTAGTGATCTCAGACTGCCGTTTTCCCAATGAAATTTTGGCCATTAAGAATGCTGGTGGGCGTGTGATCCGTGTGGTGCGTGGGCCCGAGCCTGTATGGTATAACTCAGCTGTGAGTGTTAATCGTGGCGCTAACGGCAATTCAACTTGGGCACTAAGTCATAGAAAACTAGAAAAACTAGGTATTCATGCATCAGAAACTGCCTGGGTAGGAACTGAGTTTGATGCTGTGCTAGACAATAACAGCACACTGGATGACCTCTATCAACAAGTTAAAAATCTGGTTCAAGATCTCCCTGACGCCAAGGAAGATCACTCTTAGCCAGTTCTACCTCACAGTTTCTGCAAACTGATTTTAAGTTTTTAAGCCCAACATTGTTTAAATTTCCGTCTGTATGATACACAAAGATTTGGCCAGCATACTTGGCTTTGAACCCGCAACGATCGCAGCTCATTTTTTTCTTATAGCCCGCTGACTTCCAGCGTGGTTCTCTTGGCTTGAGCCCACGACCCTTTCTAGCACAGTTCTCACACCTTGACCGATAGTGGGTGATGTCCTCACGCTTGTAGTT